TACGAAAAACGATTGACCGCACGCGTCAACAGCGCAGTCAACTCGTCACTGGTGCAGCCAGCCTTCGCCCGCGCTTCCGCCTCGATAAGATCACGAAACGTCGCAGCGAGAAGCTGCAAACCCGGGTCCGCGCTTACTGCAGCGATCTGCTCTTTCGCCTTAACACGAGCACGATGGAGCCGCTGACGCTCCGCGTTAGATAGGGCATCCGCCTTGCGTGGACGACCACGACCCCGCTTAGCAGGGCCGAGAAGGTCGAGGGTGCCGGGGTCGCGGTTATCTTTCATGAGCCTATTATCCGTTACAGTAACGAATAATGCAAGAACTATTTTACGTTACCGTAACGTATATTCGGCATGAATTACTGTACTGAAATCGCCGATCGACACCTAGTAATTACCTGCCAGCGGAGGCAGCTCGCGCCGGAGCGGGAACGCCCCTCGGCAACAAAGACGGCACGGCCGCCAAGGCGACAACAGGCTCGGAGGCTTCAGTGGTCGACGGCTTTACAGCCCGTTCTTCACGGTCGTGATCGTCCTGGCGACGCTCAGGCTTGAACGGGTCGTAAGCCGGACCGTTCTTAGCGACGTTGAGGCAGATATCCATGGGCATCGTGTAACGAGTGCCCTGCTCCGTGATGCAATGGCAGTCGCTATCGTCCCCCTTCGCGATGCAGTACACCTGCGGGTGAGTCGTCACCTGCTGCCCGTCGTAGAGCGGCGCACTCCACGGCTGCGACGGGATGCGAGGCACCTGAGCCTGCACGTATTGACCCGGGTTTTCCCATCGAACCGGTGAGCCTGAAGAACGCTTTGCGGGCTCAGCCGGTAGCGGCCCCTTATCACTTGGACGTCCGTCATCGGCAGCTGCGATCACGTCGCCGGGAGCGTGCTTGGATGCCTGATACTTGCGCCAGATGACCACGACGAAAGCGGCAAGGATGAGAAAGCAAACGATGGAGACGACGCCCCAGATGCGAGCCTTCACCTGCGACGACGAACGCTTAGCGCGCTTCGTGTGCATGGTGGCGGACTTGTAGAACTGATAGAGGTGCGCCGGGTACTTCCATTCGGAGAACTCGCCCTGACTACGCAGCGCGTTTTCCTGCACGTCATCGTGACACTCGCGCCACTCGTACCTGAGCGCGCTCTGTTTTGTATAGGCGACCAGGTGAATGTGCACATTGACGAGCTTGCGTATGTTCGCGTGCACGAACGTCGGATGCTGAGTCATAAGCACGATATCGATACCGTCGTGCCGGTGGGTTTCCATCTCGATAATGGCCTGCGACGGATCACCGCCGCGCGACGCACGCCAGTAGCGCTGCGCCTCATCAACAACGACCAGCGAGTCCTTCGCGCACTGCTTGTGCCATTCGAGGACACCCGAATCGTCAAGGGGAAGCACGCCGGGAAATGACTGGCCGTCGATATTCGCGGAGTAGATGAGGCGACCCGGGTGCTCCCTGCCCCACTTCTCGATGAGTTCCATAGCAGAGAGCGTCTTGCCCGACCCAGGCGTGCCCGTAATGAGGTAAATCATGCGGTCTTTCCTATGCGCGAGAGAACCATCTTCGTGCCGCTGGCAGAAGCGTAGGCAGACAGTACGATGGTTATGGCAACGTCGACGTTGAGATACGCGAGCCAAGCGATGATGCCGCCGCCAAGGCCAGACACGTGCTGCTGAATGGCCGCGATAAGCGGCTCAGTGACGACCTTCTGAGCGGTGAACTTGATGCCCAAAAACAGCATGCCGGTGAGAACCCACTGGCCTACGCGACTGAAAATCAGGCGCGAAAGGGCCGAACCGACGACCTCGATCAACGGAAGCAAAAACGGAGGCATATCAACCCTTCCCGGAGATGACGCGACCAGCGATGAGCGCAGCCGCAACGTAAGCCGCGAACAGGACAAAGGCGGCGAGCATAGGCGCGGTTTCGCAGATGCCGTCCGAGTTCATGATGTTGTACCCATTGAACTCAAGGGGAGTGAAACCGGGACAAGCTCCACGACCGCCGAGAAAACCCGAGCTATCGAGGTTGACCGTTCCGTTGCCGCCGTCCGTGTCGGTGAGATCAGCAAGATCCGACTCCTTGCCAGTGCTCTTATCCGCAGTGCCGAGCTCGTCGGTGATGCCTTGGCGAAAACAGTTAGAGCGATGCGCCTCAAGAGCCATCTGCGCAAGGAGCGGATCGCCCGAAGTCGCGGGGTCAGCTCCACACGGAACGCCGGTATACGCGTCGTTGCACAGCTTGCCAGCCGTGCATTTGGTGGTGCCATCGCCATTGTCACCGTCACCATCGCCGGTACCGGTGCCACCGCCAGAACTGCCGTCGCCACCGGATGATCCGCCGGGCGTAGTCGTCCCACCGTTGCCGCCAGTGCCGCCGCTGCTGGACGACGTGCCCTGATAGGTCCCGGTCGTGATGGTGATGCCGCCACCAACGCCGGAACCGGTGAACGAGCCACTGCCCGTCTGCTGCTGCTGAGGGTCGGTTACAGGCGGATTGGGAGGCGTGGGCGGGGGCTGGCCTGCGTCACCCGCGCAAGAAGCAGCAGAGCCGTTCACAGAGCATGCGGGGGGCTGTTGAGGGGGTGCCCCACCGCCGGGGTCCGTAGGACCGCTGACGCACGTCTGGGCGCCCGAGCTACTCACCGAGCAGAACTTATTCGAATTGGGGTCGTAACAGGAACCACCGCTGCACAACTGGGGAGGTTGCGAGGCAGGTGGCGGAGGCGTGGTGTCCCCGCTGCAAGTGTTGCCGGTCGGCGCGAACGTTCCGGAAGTGCGACCTACGCTCGGTTGGCCCGTTACGCTAACAGTAATGGTGCCAGGTGACTGCGTAAAAACAAACTCGCACTTGTCGGCGCACACAGTGCTGCCACTGACGTAACCGCTATCCCAGATCGTGCCGCTGGGCGAAGCGTGACTCTTACACTGATTTTCCGGTGGCGGGCACGCTGCGTACGGGTAGACAGAACCGAGCCAAGTCGATCCAGCCGCGTAAGTGACCTTGACCTGATATGCGGGATTGCCACCGCTTGTGGCAGAGACGCACGAGCCTACGGTGCCCTTACCGTCGGTATATCCGTTAGCGGCAGTCATGCACTTGTTGTAGGCCGTCGCCTCAGATGGACATGTGGATGTATCGGCAACCGAAGGGGCGACGACGGCGAACGAGGCGACGAAAAAGAAGAAGGAACCGCCGAATGAACGCGCTAGCGACGACAGACCGCGAGCGCGAAGAGGACGTAAGCCATGAATACGATCCAGCCTGTCATGCGCGACACCGTCGTTGAGAATAGAGTGGGGGCGGCGGCGGCGGGGGGCAGCAAGCTGCACCCCCCGGGTGCCGACGCCGCCCCAATTGCAAAACATGCGGGCGATCGTGCGAATGGCCGTGTTCGCCCACATTGCTTACGCGCCCGAACGCGGGAGCTTGGAGCCCTTGACGCCGATGCGAGCACCGGTCATCGCAGCCGACACGACGAGCGCGGCGGTGAGGCCAGCGGCGATGTAAGCGAGCGCTTCGGTGGTGTCGATGCTTTCACCGGCAGCGAACGACGGCGCGACGGACGCGAGCGAGGCGACAGCGACGAAGACCTGACCGGTCTTGGCATCGACGGACGACTTGATCTTGGAGCCGAAGCGACGGGCGAGGTTGATACTGTTCTTAATCATGGTGTTTCTCCGTTGATATCACATGGCCCGATCTAGCAGTTTGGCTGCCCAGATGGCGACGAGGCCGGTCATGATGGCCCCGCCGAGCATCGCGGCATCCTGCACCGACAACGTCGGGAGTAGCGTTGGCGGCGGCATCCACGCAGTTTGCGTGCATGTATTGGTGCCTACGTCGAACTGGACGCAGGTGAGGTAGTTCCCCGCGCCCTGCTCCATTACGCGGCGTTCTTAAGGCGTGCCGGGACGAGGCCCAGATCGCGAGACACTTCGAGGCCGTAGCGACCGACGTTGAACGGTGTCGTGACCTCATAGGTGCCCGCCTTGTAGCCCTCGTTCCCCTCCGGGAGCGTGAGCTTCGTAATCACGGGGAAGCGACCGACACCGTGGACGACCACTTCCTGCTCGCGAAGCTCATACGGCTTACCGGTGCGCTGACTGGTGCCCTTGCGGACCTTGACGATCTCGGACTCGACGACAATTTGCATGATGATTCTCTCTGTGTGTATGGACGTCTATTTGACTTTTATGCCGTCAGAACGGCGCTACGAAGGCGTGCCCGGTTTCTTCCCGGAGCAGCGTCAACAACGATTCGCGATCCCCACCCTTGCCCTTGAATCGCCCAGGCATCGAGTTGCGGAACACGTTTTCTTTAAACCAGTCCTCAGCAGAAGGGCCGAGCGCGGCCCACATCAAGTGCAGGAGAGGCCCGCATTGCTGCTTTAGGAAACGCTTTGCGCCTTCGACGGTGGCGTCGACCTCACGCCGCGTGTACTCGGGCCTAGCAGCCTCGGCGTGCTGCACAACCGGAAGACGCGTATCGAGGATCGCGTAGGCGCCACGGAGAAAGCGCTCCGGGAACAGCAGGACGTCGAGCGGGATCACCCCGTTATTCGCCCAGAGGCGCAACTCAATGCGCACCCACGGGGACTCGGTATCGCCGAGCTGCTTGCCCTTTTCGTACGCGCAAAGCTCCTTACGGCCCTTGCCGCCGACGTACACCGTGCAGCCCTTATTCGAGCCGTGGTCATCGATAAAGCGAGTGGAAGGCGGCTTGCCCTGCCCCGCGAACGCACCCGAGCGAGCTAGCTCGTTGATCTGATGAATGTCGAACACAGAGCCACGGAAGTCGTCGAAAGCGACGTCGACGCGGCTGATGTGCGCGTACAGCGCTTCCGCACGCTGCTTGACCTTCGGCCAGTCTTTGACGATGCGGCAACCCGCACCCGTCAGGGAGACGCACCACGTATCGCCGTTACCACCCACACCGAGGCGACCCATCATGTTGCCCTCGGCGTCGGTGATGTAAGCCGAACGACGGTAGAACTGCCACGGCTTGGCAGCGAGGGAGGACACCTTGAACCCGCTGCCCGGGAACAGGAAGCCAACGACCGTCTTGCCGTTCTGGCCGGCCTGCCCTGCCGTTTCCTCAGGAAACACCAGCGTCAGGTAGTCGTGAGAGACCTGAAAGGCGGGATCGCCTGTAGCACCCTCGAGGGAACCTGTTAGGCCCGTGTTACTGATCGGGCCTTCTGGGCACGGCTCCGCCTTGTGTGCCGCCTCGACCGCAACAAAGTCCGCCCACGACACGTAGTCGACGATCGGAGACGAAGGGATGCCCTGCACTGGGGTGCTGCGCAGAACGACGACAGGGAGCGCCGCAGCACGTCCACAGAGCACGCGCACATCGAAGCGCTTGGCAGAGACGACGCGGTGGTAATCGTTCGGTTCGAACGCTTCCGGGAGCCCACGACGGATCATGGGCACACCCCAAATAGGCAGGAGCCAGTCAGCCGCAACGCGAGCGACACACCCGCGAAGAGGGCGAACAGAGCGACGTAGCCGCCGAGAACCATCGCAAAGACGGCCACCATCTGTTCAATAGCGTCCCTCACGGGAGCACCTCGCGCTTCGCCCAGGTGAATGCTGCGGAGGCGTACAGGGCCGCATTGCGCTTGTGCTCGGCGGTACCCACGAAACGCTCGCGAACCGTGCCGGTGCGAGCGACGTTGTCGGCGAGGATGAGTTCGTGCTCGCACGACCGACCGAGGGCGACGATGCAGTCGCGGCGCTGGGTCTCGGTGAACGCGATCATTTATGCCTCCGAATCCATGCGTAGCAGGTGGCAAACCAGACAAAGAAGAACGCCATGACGAGAAGAATCATGAGCGCGCCCGGAAAAACCGAGCCATCGCACGGTCAAAGCGACGCCAGCGAGGCGTGCGAAGAAGAAACGAGAACATGAAGTCGTACGTCGACCGGGCGAACCACGCCCCGATGAAGCCGCCGACGACGGATGCGAGGAACGCGATCATTCGCCGACCCTCAGGCGATCACCGTTTTCATCGAGGTCGTCCGTTTCGTAAGGAACGCCCTCATAGCCGCAGCTGTCGCACTCGACGGATTCGCCGGGAGAGTCGGGGTAGACGGTCTCACCGCACTTGCGGCAGACAGCGACGGTTCCAACGTCGTCAAGGCGGTCGTAGTAACGACGGGATTCGACGCCTTCGCGGGGGAGCTTCGACGAGGTGACGCCGATCCGAGCACCCGTCCATGCGGCGGACAGGACGAGAGCAGCGGACAGCCCACCGGCAATCCAACCCAGCGCGTATGCGATATCAATCTCGGTCGCCAT